CGCTATGCAGACCTCGCCAAGAAGGAGCACTATGCGTTCGATAAGGACGGCAATAAGTTCTCCGACATGAAGGTCTACAACATCCGCGACGCTATCTTTGAGCCGCTGATCAACAAGTATTACGAGGATCCCACGCTCGTCGCCTATGGCGAAGACGTGCGCGACTGGGGCGGCGCATACGCCGTCTACCGCGGCCTGATGGACGTGATCCCGCACTCCCGCCTGTTCAACTCCCCAATCTCCGAGGCTGCTATCGTCGGCACTGCCGTCGGCTATTGTATGTGCGGCGGCCGCGCGGTCGTCGAGCTGATGTACTGCGACTTCCTGGGCCGCGCAGGCGACGAGGTCTTCAACCAGATGTCCAAGTGGCAGGCCATGTCCGCCGGTATTCTCAAGATGCCGATGATCCTGCGTATGTCTGTCGGCGCAAAGTACGGCGCGCAGCATTCTCAGGACTGGGTCGCCATCGTCTCCCACATCCCCGGTCTGAAGGTCTTCTTCCCGGCTACCCCGTATGAGGCCAAGGGCATCATGCAGGCAGCTCTGAACGGCACCGATCCCTGCGTCATCTTCGAGTCCCAGCGTATCTACGGCAAGGGCGAAGAGTTCCACGAGGGCGGCGTTCCCGCCGAAGAGTACGAGTGGGCCCCCGGCGCGGTCAATAAGGTCCGCGATGGCAAGGATCTCACCATCCTCACCATCGGCGCAACGCTCTACCGCGCGGTCGACGCAGCCAAGACGCTCTCCGAGAAATACGGCATCGAGGCCGACGTCATCAATATGCCGTCGCTTGTCCCGCTGGATTATACCGACCTCATCGCGTCCGTCAAGAAGACCGGCCGTGTCGTCCTGGCCTCCGACGCCTGCGCAAGAGGCACGTTCCTCAACGAGATCGCGGAGAATCTGACGAATATGTGCTTCGATTATCTGGATGCGCCTCCCGTCGTCATCGGCGCGCGCAACTGGATCACCCCGCCGCACGAGTTCGACAAGTATTTCTTCCCGTATGCCGAGTGGATCATCGACGCGGTCAACGCCCGCCTGATCCCACTGGAGGGCTATACCTCCACTACCACTCCCGACGAGGCTGAGATCATCCGCCGCAACAAGCTGGGCGTGTAAAACCAGAGATCCCCGCGCAGATCCAATCTGCGCGGGGATTTGAAAGAAAGCCTTGACAAACGTACCAAACGCCGCTATAATATCTATGTTTTCCGGGTCATAGCACCGAACGGGAAACAGCACAGCTTTATAAATGGGCCTGTAGCTCAGCTGGGAGCGCAAGCGGTACGGTTTTAGCTATCGTGTTGTATCTCATGCGGGAGCCACGCGGTTCACCCTCAAAAAGTTCATAAAAATGGGCCTGTAGCTCAGCTGGGAGAGCGTTCGGTTCGCATCCGAGAGGTCGAGAGTTCGAGTCTCTTCAGGTCCACCACAAGAGAGTTATACGAACGCGATACGGCGACGGAGAAATCCGCATCACCGCATTCGGGTTCGTATTTCTTTGTCCGTTGCCATGCAGCAAAAAAGAGGCAGACGTTTGATGCGTCTGCCTCTTTTTATAACGAAGTTCGTTATAATCTACCATCTTCCTGCAAAATGAGAAAATACTTGTTATATTTTCTCGTAAAGGAGCATGGCTATGATTAGGATTTTACTGTCCACGCGCCTCGGCGAAAGACGCTGGACGCAGGCTGATCTCGCTCGCGCAACTGGCATACGTCCGTCTACCATCAACGACTACTACCACGAATTCGCCGAGCGTGTCAACCTTGAGCATCTGGATTTGATATGCGAAGCACTGGACTGTGATCTCGAAGATCTGATTATCCGCATACCGAATAGTGAGCCGCGGGTACGGACACGGACCGGCTTTGAATTACATACCAAACGCTGACTTGCTCCCCAAAGCCCGGACGCTTACCATGCGTCCGGGCTTTCTCCTTTTGCGGGAATCGTATAGACCTCTATGGCGTTCAGAACGTCGCCGGGCTGGCATTGAAGCTGGTGACACAGGATCTGGATCGTCTCAAAGGGAACGTCCTGATGCAGCCGCATCGCCTTGACGGTCTTCGTCGCCAGACCGAACTTTTTGCCAACCTGCGCGTCGGTCAGACCGCGCACGTCCTCGCGCTTTAGAAACGGGTCAAAGGAAATGATTGTCCGTCTGATACCGCGTTCTTTGAAATCTTCGTACATGGCGCTCCTCCCTAAATTTCTTTCCCGTCGGGAAAATCGAATCCAACTCGCGCTTTCGCTCCGAGGGCCTCACCGATCTGCGTCCATTCTTCAACAGTGAATTTCCCCGTGTTGAGCCGTTTGTTCAAAAGCTGGGGTGACCAATCGAGTCTACGCGCCAATTCGGAATTCGAAATCCCTGCGTATGCCACCGCCATTTCGATAACCTGCCGTGCTGTCACGCTATCCCTCCTTCCATGTCTCATATAATAAACCTTTCGGTTGATATTGTCAAATAAATTTTTTCAAAAATATCCGAAAAAGTTAAAATAAAGGGTTGACATTTTCAACTAAATAGTTTAATATATGAGTGTAAGGCAAAGCCGAACAGCTTTTTGAAAGGAGCGAGGTGAATGAACGACGTGAACGTCACCGAGGCGCTGCTGAAAGCGATCCTCGAACTCATCGAGAAGTGTGAAACGCTCGAAGAACTCCGCGAAAGCGTCAAGCGCATCATGGATGAGTAAATAAAAAGAGTAGCGGCCCCTTCCACAGACCCGCTACTCAACCACCAGAAAGGTGAGCCGGGAGCCTTACCCCGGCCACCTTGATTATAACCGAGTAAGGCAAAAATATCAAGGAGGAACACGAAAATGATGATTTCTGAGTTTATCGAGCGCACCGGCTTCGAGCCGACCGCCAGCGAGTATGCGAAGATTGAAAAAGCCTACTACGACTTCAATGGCAACAAAGACGACTTCTGCAAGGCGTTCGTGAAGAACGGCGGCGAAAAGAAAATCTACAAGGCAAGAGCCGAAGAAATTGCGCAGCTCAAGAGCCAGTTGGTCGAGATGGAAAAGCAGCACAAATCCGAGATGGAAGCCCGCGAGAAGCAGATCGCAGAGCTGAACGCCGATCTGGATCGTGAGCTTGAGTGGAAGCCCTGCGACGGCACCGGAACGAACATGAGCCAGAGCGACTACGACCACCTTGCCAACTGTGGCGAGCTGATGACCGACGAAGAAGCCAAGGCATTCATCGCTGACGAGTGCGGCTTCGCTCCCGAGAAGATTCACATTCTGCACGAGGTCAACACCTACGAGGTCAATAAGCACAGCCGCCTTCGCAAGTCCGACACCTTCGACCGCGCGCCTGTGTACGAATCCACCGACTGGAACTACGTCCGCTTTGACTGCGCCTGCTTCATGTATGAGCTGGTCAACGGCGAGCTTCGCTTCTACTGCTGCTAAACCATCGCCCGCCCCGGAGGTCACGAGGGCAGAAAGAGGATGATATGAGACTGACTGATCTGCTCTACAAGGTGTACGAAAACACCACAGTTTGGATCGCAGAAGACCCGTCCAACTCCGAGGGCATTTACTTCGGACCGGCTAAGGAGATCACGCTTCACACCGCAGCGGCCTATGAGGTCGTGGAGGTTTACCCCGAGCACTATCCCGCTATCGGGAATTTCGTAGGCATTACTGTAATCGTCAAGAAGATGGAGGTTTGACCATGAACAAAATCCGCAGAAAGAGCCTGCAGAGCATCATCGACCAGCTGGAGGAACTGAAAGGCAGCCTCGAAGACCTCCAGGCTGAGGAGGAAGAGTACCGCGACAATATCCCTGAGAATATGCAGGAGAGCGAACGCTATGAAAAGGCAGACGAGGCCTGCGGCAACCTCTCCGAAGCCGTAGATAACCTAGAGGAAGTCATCAGTAGCATCGAAGCTGCCATTGAGTGAAAGGAGCGAGCATGGACGATAAAATCATCATCGACCGCATGGAAGCGGAAGAATTTCTCTCAATGCTCATGGACGCTGCCAAGCAGGACAACCCGACCCGTTACTACAGCACTGCGCAGGTCATCGAAAATATTGCCAACGACTTCAAAGACCTCTGCAAACTGTAAATCCAAGGCTGACCTATCGGCATGACGGGGAGAAAGGCTTATCATGGAAAAATTGATTTATTCCACCTTCCGCGAAGGCTACGGAATTGACCAGATTCACAGAACAATGACCGCTGGCGAGTTGATCAAATTTCTCGCCCAGTACGATGAAGATACGCCGGTCTATCTAAGTTTTGACAACGGCTACACCTACGGCGGCATTACCGAGGGTCGCTTTGAAGAAGACTATGGGAAGGACGATGACGATGAGTAAAAAGCTGGATCGTAGCAGCGGCGGCATTGAGATCACCGGTCACAAGGGAACGTGGTACGTCATTGACGAGGGCGATTATAAGATTACCCCGGACGTGGACGGCAAACCGGAAACGCTTACCGCGCACCTGTTCCTGCTCGAAAGCGAACTTTACGGCGACGAAGCCGCGTGCCTGATTGTCAACGAGGAAAAGCAGATCGTCTTGGAGGACGTTTGGAACGGCTTCGACGATCTGGAAGACGCCGGCTGGGAGGAAGTGCGGAAGATTGAATGCCCAGTCTGCAAGGGCGAGTTTCTGCGGGAGGACATGACCTTTACGCGCGACTGCCACGGCATCACTTTCCGGCTGGTCTGCTTCGGCTGCTACGAAAAGGTCATGGCAAAAGGCTACGACGGAGCATATTACACCGAAGCGGATGAATGTATTGAGGAGGACTATTGAGCATGAGTAAAGACTGGACACCCGATGAGCTGGCTGCTGCCAGCTCCGCAATGAAAGCAGCGGGGAACATGAGCTATGAAGAGTTTTGCGCTGCACCGAAGCTGACGCTTCGCTTATTGGGACGTGATAGCTGGGATCGCCCCGTGTATGAGTGCGACGGGAAGCTGTATGTTGACGTTGACCCGCGTAGAAGCAGACCGGCGGACATCTGCACGAAGTATGGAAATGCTTTTGATGGCGAACCGTGTGACCCAATCCCAGAGAATACCATCATTGAGTTTGTTCCGAAGCGTGACACATGGTCGTTCTAAGATAAACGCCTCTGTCGCGTCGTTGCTGGACTTGCAACTCATAGCAGTGCGAATGCCCGAGAGAAACAATGAGCGAATATAAAAACGGCGTAGCGAGCCGCCAGAGCCGCGCAAAAAAGAAAACCCCTCACATGACATTCCTGCCATGCGAGGGGTTTGTTCGTGCGGTCAGATATAGGCGCTGTCCACGTCGTACTGTCCTTGAAAGTTGTTTGCCTTTGCAGCTTCAAATGTGATGCCGCCGCGCTTGTGGTCGGACTTGGCAAGCCCAAAGTAGCCGTTGCAGGCTGCGATGATGATAACCTGCGCCAAGCCGAGCGCCGCTGTCAGCCATGCCGCCGCAGCCGTATAGCTTAACCTGATGCAGAGATACATCAAAAACACGCATTCCTGCGTGATGAATAAGCCGGACAGAACAAGCAGGACGAAAAACTTTTTGCTCGCATCCGGCTTCTTTCGCCTGCGCCTTTTCTGCGCCATCAGCCCACGCCGAGCTTCTGTGCGAAGCGGTACAGAACCGTGACAAGCTGCTCGCGCGTCATCATGTCCTGCCACATGAAGTTTGCAGAGCCGTCAGGCAGCGGCGCGCCGCCCTGCACGATGCCGTTGTCAACCGCCCACTTGCGGGCGGCTTCGCTCCAATCGCTGCAATCGTTGTCCTGCAGATCTTTCCGCATCTCGCGGAAAAGCTCTGTGAAGGTTGCCTTGTCCATATCGTCGTCCTCCTTTTCTCCGTTTTCCAACACCATGACCGTATGCCCGGACGATACCAGAATATCGCCCCGGCGCAGGTAGGCGTCAGATGTCAGGTGCTTCCGGTCAGTCAGCAGTTCAAATTCTCCCGTCGCAGGGAAGCAGCGCATCATGCAGTAGGTCGTGCAGGAATTGCCCTGCTTGCGGTAGGTTTCTTTCAGGGCGTCGACGCCAGCGGAAATTGCGCAGAGCATCATAAATGCGCTGCAGTCCGTTTCTACGGGCTTTGCAATCTTGCTCAGAATGAAGTCTACCGCTTCCGCAGCGACGTAGGCTGTGTTGCGACCGTCCTGATCGTACCCGATGTTCTTGTTGCCGACACCAGCTTCGCACGCCTGCGCGGCTAGCTCGGCTTTCCTGCGGTCCTTGAACCGGAGAACGCCGAGCCAGCTTCCAGAGTACCAATACGCGAAGTTTAATTCGCGACCGGTCTGATTGCCGGGTTTCTGCCCATGCGCGCCGGTTTCGCCGAGCGACGCCTGCCCGATGCGTACGCTCATGTTTCGTCGCCCCCGGAGGTCAAAAGCTCACCGGCGGTGAGGAAACTGTGATTCAGCCAATACACAGCAGCCTCGATCATAGCGTCCAGCTTTGCTTCGTCAACAGCGATGTGACGCTTTTTGAGCCAGTCAAGCACAAATGCTTTCTTCTCATCTCCGCGACCAGAGCCCTTATAAAGCTGCTCTGCGGCAGAAACAGCGACTCTCACCCAGCCTTCAATATCGGTCTGCTGCTGGGCTGTGGTCTTGCTCTTGATGTACGGAATGACGATGACGGTAATGACTGCTGCAATCAGCGCAAATACCGCCTGAATGATGGTGGTAATGTTGTATTCCATGAATCGTGTTCCTCCTTAGTCATACATGGCGTGAATACCCTGCTTTGTCAAAAAATCCTTCTGCTTATGCTTGATGTTGGCTGCGTAGTTCAGAGCATCGTGCATATCGCCGTTACAGTTCGCGTCTGGAATGCGCTGTACCGCCTTGGCGGTTGCTTCGCCGAGCGCGATTGCTGCGCCTGTACTCTGCACCATGAGCAGAAAGAATTCTTTCTGCGCTTCCTCCTGCTCTTCGGCGCGCTTATCACGCGCCGCAATTTTCCGTTCCAGTTTCCAGACGATAAAGCCCATGATGGCGGACGGAATCCCCATAGCCGCGACAAACGCGATCAGAAACTCACCAGCGTTGATTGTCATAATCACTTTCACCTCTACTTGCAAAATGCAGGAGAGGCAGACCGTGCCGCCCCTCCTGCTGCGTGTCAGATCTCTACTTCGAGATCCTTCAGGATTTCCTCGACCTGCGGCTTGATGAGAGCCGGCACCTGATCGAGCGTTTTCTTGCCCTTGATAATCAAGGTCGCATAAACGATTGCCATGGTCTGCACCTCCTTCCCGAGCAAAATGGTCAAAAGAAAAAGTCGAAGGCGCGTCATACGCCCTCGACCTCACTTTCTTCAAGAATACGGCGGACCTCATCCCTGAGTCGCTCCGGCACATCATCAAGTGTTTTCAGACCCTTGCGGATCAGCTCGGCATAGATTTTTGCCATACCCGTCAACCTCCGATCACAAGCTCATAGACATCGCATAGCGCAAGCTGCGCCTGCGTGATCTGCTCGGTCAGTCCTTCGTTGACGCTTTGCAGATCGCTTACCTGCTGTTTCAGCTTCGGAATTGTTTCCGCTTCCGCTTCTGCCAGCTTCGCCTGCGCGAAATAGCCATCGAAGTTTCCGAGAATATCATCGGAAATCCCGTCATAGAACGGCAGTTCCAGATAATATTCGTCGTACTCATAGCCGGAGATCGTCAGCTCGCCCTGCGTTTCCGAGAACGGCGCTACGTTCTCATAGAACCGCACAAGGCAGTAGCCGGGCTTGTCAGGCTGCTCCTCCAGCGAAAACGCATTGGCTGGCGCATTGTCGCCTCTTACTTTCATTTCGCACAACCTCCTTTAAGATTCGTACCCCGATGGGGTCAACATACTTTTTTCGCACCGCAACGGCGTTGCAATGCTTGAGCTGACCGATTCTGCTCAGCAGACCGGCAGCGGACGAATAAGAGATCCGCTGATGCCGCTCGATCCGCTTGCGGACTCTGCGGCATTGCCGCGTGAAGCGCAGGAAATTCTTACGCCGCATGGTGGTGTGGTCGCGGTAGAACCGATACCCGACAAAGTCCAGCGCCCGCGCCCGCAAGGGAAACACCTGCCAGTTTCCTTTCATCTGCAGGCGCAGCCGCTTTTGCAGATACTCGGCAACCGCTTTACGCGCGCGGTGCAGCTTTTTCTTGTTCGGACCGAACAGCACAATGTCATCCATGTACCTTGCACTGTACTTCACGCCGTCGAGCGTCAGAATATATCGGTCGAGCGATTCAAGGTAGAAGTTCGCAAGCCATTGGCAGATGAAAAAGCCGATGGCGAGTCCGTGTTCGCAGGTCTGAAGAATATCCCATGTCAGCTTCAGGTATTTCTTGTCTTTGATCTTATGCGCCAGCATCCAGATCAGCTTGTGCCGGTCAACGGAGTGATAGAAGTGGTGAACGTCCATCTTGCAGACATACCGGCTGCCTTTTTTGTCATGGTAGATGACGCGCTTGCAGCGACGGATCGCGTGCTTGCCGCCGCGTCCTGGCACCGACGCGCAGCACCAATGGTTCATGCCGCGCCGAAATGTCGGCTCTGCCGCCATGACCATCAGCGTGTGAATGATGCCATCAGGGAAGAACGGAACATATTCGATCGTCCTCCACTTCTGGCTGCTCACATCGTAGAACCGGCGCATCTTTGGCTGCGCTGGCTCAAAGCTCTGCGTTGTCAGCAGTTCATAGACGCGCTCGGTGTATCCGTCCACGTCGGACAGCACCCGCTTCACATCATGCCGCTTGCGTTTGCCTTTTGAGCCGAACGCAATCGCGGCGCGGATATGCTCTTTATCGCACATCCATTCATACAGGAATCCTTTTCTTTTTGGCATTTGCCTCGCTCCTTGTTTGCCATCGGAGTCTTTCCAGATACCTTTCGGTCGTACTAAAGCCCGTCCTGTAGTGGCAATATTTTCGCCAAGCGGCGCGGGATAGTCCGTGCAAAGAAATGGAGCATACAAACAAGCAGGCGCGCGCCGATGTTCGAGTTCGCATTGGACGAGCCGTAGTTGCCGTTGAAGTAGAACAGGCCGCAGCGCCCGGCGGTATTGCTATAGTAGCCGCCGACGTAGAGGACACACCAGCCAGAGTTCGAGTTCACGCGAAGGCCAGAATACCGTCGCACAAGCTGCACGGGCAATCCCGGTGAAGATTATACCGTCTGTGAACCGGGAAGTTCTGAAAGCGGGAGAAAATAACGAAATACGTTATTTTGAAAAATATACGCGCCGCGCTTCGCGCGGATAAGGGAAGCGGCGCTACCGCGCCAGAGCAAATATTGTGCTGCCATCTACTCGGAACGCCCGGGGGCTGCGGCCCCCGATCCCCCATTAGGGGACGTAAAGGAGGCGCGCGCCGATGCTCGAGTACGCATAGGACGAGCCGTAGTAGCCGTTGAAGTAGAACAGGCCGCAGCGCCCGGCGGTATAGCTATAGCAGCCGCCGACGTAGAGGACACACCAGCCAGAGTTCGAGTTCACGTAATCGGGAACGTAGGTCGTCGAACTCCCTCCCTGTGCCGTTGGGATGAATGCCCATGGGAGCGCGGTGCAGTTGCCGAGCGTCTTGATAAAGCCGCTGTTGCTCGGCAGGCTGAGACCGGCTGCGGTGTAGTTCGTGCTGGTATCGTCGGCATATTTCGATGGGTCTGTGCAGATATAGGCGGCGCGGTTGCTGAAATTGATACCGTCAATCCATTCGTAGACGTTGCCCCACGGATTTTCAATGCCGCGGTACTGCACACCGCCTGCGGAGGTCCGAGAGGAAGCCGCCGTGCCGGTGTGGTAAGTCATGCCGTCTGTCGTGCCGGTCTTTTGCAGCGAAGCATTTCCGCAGATACCTTGACCGATTTTGCTCTGGCTATCCCAGCTTGCGAACTCAACGAGGTAGAGCAGCCAGACCGCGCACCACGAAGCGTAATCGTACTGCTGCCACTTGCTGCCCTTGTTGCGGGAGTTCGTGCGCGCTGTGGCGCGTGTCATGCTCGTCAGCGGATTCGCGCCGGACTTGGAGTAATAACTTGCGATGGTGTTGTACCTGCCAACATAGCGGCCAGAGCCGGGGTGCTTTGCAAAGCCTGTGAACGGAGCGTTTGCAACGTAGTAATAGATTTTGCTCTGGCTGCTGTTGTAGACGATCTTGTAATAGAACTCCGGGATGAATATCATCGTGTCATAGGACGTCCGGGAGAAACCGGATTGTCCTTTCTTGTACGACACCGCGCCGTTGACGATGTTGTATTCCTCCATGCCCTGCCATGGCATGAACGCATCGAACGGAGAACTGCCCGCGCCCGTGCCGATTGCCGGGCTCGGCTCTGCGGAAACCTCAGCGTTGACATATCCGTTCGGGTCGCTGCTCGGCGTCAGGCGGGAGAGTGCCGGGGAGGAATTGCTGTATGTCCAGCAGACGCCGAAGATCGTCACGAACACGCACGACACAGTGCAGGTCTTACTCGCGGGCGCGTTGTAATTCGTGTCGCTGGCAACGGACACGGTGATCGTGACCGTGCCGGAGTTTTCATCTACGCTGCTTACAGTCACAACATTGCCGGAGATAGATACGGCTGCAATATCCGGGGCATTCGACACAACCGAGATCGTGCCGGTGCCGAGGCGCGTCACCGTGAACGAGTCCGTCAGCTTTCCGTCTTCCAGCTTGATCGAAGTCTTGCTGAGCGTCAGTGAGCCATCTGCCTTGCCAATCTTCCACGATACGGTTTTCGGCGCGGTCGAACCGTCTGCCCACTGATAGAGGGCTGTATCTTTCAGCGTAAACTTCGCGCTGTAATTGCCGGCGTTCGTGCCGCTGGTCGTGCCGCCAAGCGTCATTTTCGTCGTATCGTAGTTGTACCATGCCGGGCTTTGCGAGCTGCCCGAATACGTCAGGCTTCCGCTCTGGCTCGGAACTGTCACGGATGTCTTGGTGACGGAAACGGCCTGCGTTGCGGTGCAGGAAACGCCGCCCTCGGTATAGCGGATCGTGACGCTGGTGCGTCCTGCTTCCAGACCGCCGCTCGGTTCGACCGAAACGCCTGTTGCAATCAGCGTAGCGCCGTTGGAATAGGTTGCTTTGACCACCATGCCGGCAGTAGAAAACTGCTCACCAGCTTTGTAGGCGGTCTTTGTAGGCGGCGTTGTGATCTCAATGGAAGCAAGTTTGATGCTTCCACCCGCGCCGCCCATCATCTGAAACACTTTGCTCATTGTGTGACCTCCGCTCTGTAGATGTTCACCGTGATTGCGCTCGTTGGCGTTTCGGTGCAGGTGAACGGCATTTTGCCGTTTTCGGTGATGTCACCGACACGGATTCCCGCTTCGCCCCATGCGGTCAGGCTGCTTCCGACCGGCGTAACGATGTAGGCGTAGTCCGCATCAAGAAAGCGCGCGTCCTCCAATGTCTGCGAGAGGTTAGACCAACCGGCAACGGTCAGCGTCAAAGTGAATGCAATGCCTTTTCCAGACTTCTTTGCGAACAGATCCGCGTGCGCGTTGGGAGACGTGTTGTGTGTAGAAACAGCGGCTGCGCCAGCGCCGGCGCTTTCAAAGTTGCTGCTGCTCTGAAATGCCGCGCTGCCGAGGTCTGACAGCCACTTCATGATCCGACCAAGCAGCACTTTCAGCTCCAGACCGGATTCAAGCTGCGTTCGCGTCGCGGACTGCGCGAAGGTGGGTTTCAGCGTGCCGCCGTCGCCGTCCGTATTCAGCTTCGCATCGAACAATGATTTGTGTGCCGCTTCGGATTCATTGTGATTCTTGACGGCATCCTTTTCCTCCGCGCCTACCTGTTCCGCGCTGTAATCTCCTGCCTGCGGCATGACCGCCCCGGAGCGTCCTTTGAACGAGGTCACGCCGCCAGCTGGGCCGAGCAGACTGACAGGATCGGGATTTGGAAGACCGCCGTCGTTCGTCCAGCTCAAAACGCCCGCTTCGCTCAGGTGCGGCGTGAAGATTACGCCGGGGTTGCCCTGCGTGCCGCGCGATGGGAAGCCGGAGTCAATGAATGCGCCTTGAGTGCCATCCCACACATACCAGTTTTCGTTATCCCCAATATAACAGGCTTTGCCCGCAGCAGATACCAGTGCGGACGCAGCGGCGCTGATCAGCGCAACTTCGGCGTCAGTGAGCGTTTCAGCAAGCGTGGAGATTGGAACGCGGCGCACCTTGCCGGCGATTGAAGCGAGAATAAAGTCTGCAACTGCCGCAGACGCGGCAATCGGTTTGGAATTTACGTTTTCTACTGCCATACGATCACCCCTTACAATTCTGTGACGAGCGCCTGCGGCATGATGGCTGCATTCTTCCGGCTTTCCGTGATGGCATTGATCTCACGCATGACGCAGTTCGTAAAGGACAGGTCTGCGGTAACAACGCCCATGTGCGACAGCAGCCGGAGGCAATAGATGTTCATCGCGTCCTTGATGCGCCCGCAGCTGCAGCGCCCATTCTGGTCAAAGATTGCCTTGACACGCGCAATCTTTTCATCTGGTGTCAACGCCATCAGCGACTTCCGCGCGAAGAACATCTCAATGGCTGCGGCAAAGTGGCTATACGCGACAACATCAGAAAGACCAATGGCGGCGTACTCTGCTTTGACGCAGCGCGCAGCCTTTTCGGGCGTGATCTCGCCGCCATACATCCGCTTGTTGTAGCAGACGATAACCATGTTCAGCGCATCAACCAGTTTGTCGATGCTGCTGCCGATTGCCGCGTGAAGTTCGCTGCGCTGCTCCGCGGAAACGGTGTCCGTCTGCAAAGCAATGGCGAGGTTCGCGGCTGCGATTTCATAGTTGCTTGCAATTTCCAAGAGGCTACCTCCTTACTTTGATACGCTTGTGCAGTTCGTTCCGCAGTAGCCGCAGGCGGTCTGGCACGAAGTTGTGCAGCCTGCCGAGCAGAGCCCAAGGCACGAACCAACGCAGCCAGTATTGCCGCAGGTCACAGTGCAGGACGATTTGCACCCGCCAGAGCAGCTTCCAGAGCAGCCGCCCGAACAACCGCCAGAACAGCCAGAGCAGCTTCCGTCACAGGAGCCAGAGCAGCCGCCGGTGCAGTTGCCGCCGCAGCCGTAGCAGCCGCCGGCGCAAGACCCCTCGCAGGTGTTCGCGCAGCCGCTTCCGCAGCCGGTGCAAGACCCTTGGCATTCGCCGGAGCAGGTCGTTTCACAGCCGCCCGTGCAATCGCCAGAGCAGCCGGTGTAGCACGCGCCCGTGCAGGACGTTTCGCAATCGCCCCGTGTCTTGTCTGTCATGGGGCGGGATTCAAATAGCGTAAGCGCCGCTTCAAAGCCTGTGATGTCCTCATCGAACACGATTCTGCGTCCGTCGAGACTCGGCACTTTTTCGCTGTGGATCTTTGACAGCGGCAGCGCCAGCTTCTCATAATGCTCGACATCGACCGTATGATCTTCCTCCGGGCTATTCGTGTATTCGTATTTCTCGCCGCCGTACTCCGCAACAGACCCGGTGTGGCAGCGGCGCAGACACTCGGCTTTTACGCGCGCTTTCAGTTCGGCAAAGCGTTCGGCTTCAATGTACGCCATATTCAGTCCTCCTCTGAAAGAGCCTTGAGGCGCGCCAGTTCCGCAGGGGAAATGATCTCCAGCGCCCATCCGTCCGGAATGTCCAGGCGGTATCGCGCTACGTCTTTCTGCTTCCGATGCAGCTTGTTCCAGTAGTAGGCGTTTGCCAGGACGCGCGCTTTGTGCATCGGGCAGATATACGTCACGCGCTTATCCGGCGTTCCTGTACATTGGTAGTTATAGGCGCTGCACCAGGAGCAGCCGGACGCGATCGGGCATCCAAAGCATTCATCCGTAGACTGGCTGCGCCGCGTGACCGCCGCCATCTCAGCAACCCGCGCCCGGTGTTCCGGTAAGACCATAATGCCGTGTTCCAAATCACCGATGGCATACGGTTTCTGATCTGTGCCGAGGGAAGTTCCCATGTAGCGCAGGCACGGAAAGAAAACGCCGTTGCAGTCAACAGCCAGCATCAGACCTGTGCCGCCGCACCAGTTCTGGTTGTCATCTTCCGGCAGCGGATGACCGATGTTCTCTGCGAAGATGGACAGATACGGCTGCTCATCGAGCGTCAAGGCAAAATCGGCAAGCTGTTTGAGCTGCGTATAGAGCGTTGCCGCATGGTCGAGCGTCCAGCCCTTTTCGTACACGCAGTTCAGGTTGATCGCGCGATACCCGGCGTCGAGTAGTCCGATCACGGCATGGTACAGATACCCGACATTGCCGGGGGCAATAGTCATCTTCGAGCCGAGAGCGTGTCCTTTCGCCATGTAGTCCTTGGCAGCGGCGATTGCGAGGTCATAGCTGCCAGAACCGTCCGGGAACACGCGGCAGGAATCATGGAGCTGCTTATCTCCGTCAATGCTGACGGAGAGCGACAGATGATCTGCCCATTTCTCCAAAAACCGCTGCACCTCCGGGCGGAAGTACAGCGTTCCGTTTGTGGACATAGAGGCTTTCCAGCGTGTCGCCCACGGATGATGCAGCCGGAACACCTGCTCTACGAAATAGCTGAGAATCTGATCGACAAGCTCTACTTCCAGCAGCGGTTCACCGCCGATGAAATCCAGCACCACACCCGCCGTTTCCGTAGATGTGATATATCGGTTCGTCCGTTCGTCTGCGGCAAGCAGCATATCGACTGCCGCCTTTGCCGTTTCAAACGTCATCTTCCGATGTGTCTTGCAGCCCTGATAACAGTAGCTGCATCGAAGATTGCAGTCCTCCGTCACCTGAAACGTGATGCACTTGGAATGCGGGGAGTTGATACCAAGTTGAATGCCGGGAATAGGAAATAGCCGCGCCAGCATATCCGTGAAGGTTTCCTGCGGCCTAATCATCGTCTGCCTCCCTCGGCGTCACGGTCACGGTTGCGGTCGAAAAGTCGAGTGTCCAACTAACCGCAGCACTGCCGGCTGCGGGGATGACATAGTTCCGTTCCAGCTCCGCTTTGGCTACCTCATATTCCTTGCTCTTTTTGAGATAATCCTGCATCCATGCCTCATACGCATCGGTATCTTTCAAACCCTGCTTCGCCGCCATGAGCAGCAGATCTTGAATGGCGCTGCGGTCATAGTGCAGCGCCTCAATGTAATTGGACAATTCTGTGTCGATCTGAATTTTCATTGTGTGTCCTCCCGAGATCAAGAATAAGCGACCGGTACGTGTTCCCAGCCCGTGCCGTTCCAGTATTTGAGGCCACCGGTTACAGGCGTCGGGTCAATCCAGAAAAGGTTTTTCTGCGTTGGCGGGGTCGTGCCGGTTGCGAACATGGATAAGCTGGACAGCTTCATAAAGAGCGGCGCGGAATCAGGACCTTGTGCCAGCAGCGAGATTTCTGTTGGCGCGGCAACCTGCGCGAACGATTTTTCCGTGTCCGCGAACACGATGCAATTCTTCGCCCATTCGCCGCGCCCCGTGCCGCCGCGCTGGACGATCACCGTGCCATCGTTGATGTCGGTGGCACTATGCGAATGCTTGGACGCAGCGGCGCCGATGTCGGCGGCTTTCGTTTTGTGCGGGTTCTTGTAATCAGAAAGGTGCGCTTTCAGAAGCGACAAAGCCTTTGCGATCTTTCCGAGAATAGACCCCATCTTCTCGCCGGAGGTGATGTCGGTAAGTTCGTTCGCCGGCGTAAACGTCGGGGTCTGATCGACAAAGGTTTTGTTCTCGACGTTTCCAAGACCGATCTGCTCCTTGGTCACGCTGTGGGGGTTGTTCTTATCGTTTTTGTGGCTGTTGAGTTCCTGCACTGTTGCATAGACCAGTGTTTCACCGAGTGCCGCCGACACGTTTTCTGCTTCGCTGACGAACACGATAAAATCATACTGCGACGCCAGAAGCCGCTCTACGTCCGGGTTGATGTAGTCTGCTTTCTCAACCTCGGTTTCCTGCCAGATACAGTAGCACAGTTCCTTGGTAGAATCGTCAGGGTCTTCAACATAGATGCCGATTTCCGTTGCCCAGAATCCCGTGATCTCCAATTCAACGTTTTTGAACGATACCGACAGCGTAACGTATTTTTCGTTGCGGGTGGCGGTTGCAATCTGCAAGGAGAGCAGAGGGTTTTGCAGATCGTTCGCGCCCTCGCCCGGCGTACCGTTGCCGTATTTGATTCGTGTGAATTTGATCGCGTCGCCCATAAGACCGCGAAGCATGACGTTGTACCCGTCAGGGGTCAGCCAATGTGTCATACCGTTGCCTCCTTATCCATCATAATCAAGCCACCATCCCAGTCGCACAGGGCGTTCCCGGCTTCATCGCCCATGATGTCGATGTCCGTATCGACCGAGCCGGTGGTCAGCTCGAACTTCTTCGTAACGCTCATAACTGCGCCGAAATACAAAATCAGTTCGCGCACGGAGATTGCGCGGATGCTGTCAAGCACCGCACTCTTTCGGCTTACCACTTCGAGAATCTGGAGGAATGTGCGGATGTTGTCGTTGACCTTCCGGATGTCCACATCGAAGATGCGGTAGTGATTCGGCTCGCCGCCGTATTCAAACCATTCCTGCACCTTGCCGGAGCCGAACGAAGTGGAAAGAGCCAGTTCGACCGCATACTTTGTGCCGAGGTGACGCCGGACGTGCCAGGACTCGCGGAACGTAGCGCGTTTCTGCTCAATATCCCAGTCGTTATCCCACCAGCTTACGCCGAAGTCATGTGCAAGCTGGTCGAGAAGATCTTCCGGCAGCGTGTCGATGTGCTGATAGATCATGTTCTGCTCGATCTCAGCCGGGCGTGCTGTCAAAATCTCCGCAACGCCCGTTGCAAGGGCGAGCATCTTTTCGTCTTGCCGCAGCACATCGGGCAGGACGTTCAGCAGGCTTTCAACGCTCAGACCGTACTGCTCATTCATCCTCGTAGCCTCCGTTTACTACGGTCTTTGTTCCCAGCTTTGCGATCTGCGGCGCAGCATTGTTCTTGCCGCCCTCCAATACCTGATAGCTCGGAGAGCGCAGAACAATGCGCTTGACGCCGGTATGCCACAGCAGATCGCGCAGCTTGTCCGGGTTGATGTCGCGTCCGAGTTTGCCGGACTGCCAAGCAACGTATTCCTCAACAGCGGCATTCACGGCTTCCTGAATGGCAGAACCGGAAAGCGTTGTGTCGGTCGGAACGTAGTAGGTGAAGTCGATATTATACGAAACGATGCCCGGATCTTTGACACTTACATAGTCTGCAAGCGGGCGTACCTTACTTGCATTGCAGGCGGCGAGAACGGCGTTCTTGATCTCTGTGGTGGCAATCGTACCATCGTCCATCAGGACGTAAATATCAACGTGACCTGCTCCGTCAAAGGTAAGCGATGCGTCGATCTGGCTTGCACTCGCCAGCGCGCCGCCTGCGGTGATTGCAATTTGCAGCAGACCGTTTTCGTAGGTGGCGGCATAGTCCGTGTCGGCTTTCGCAGCGGTCGTGCTTCCGTGCGCGTAAACGGCCAGAGAGGAAAGATCAATGGTGTCGCCGCCCCAAAAGGCATATTTCGTGCCGCCTTTCGTGTAAAGATCCAGCGTTGCCTTTTTCACGACAGCCGGGCGAACTGCCTGCACGTCGGCAATTTCCGTAGAAACCGACTTCGCGTGATAAATGTACGAGCCGACTGCGCCGGCCGTTGAAAACGCGAACATCGACTCGCGCATCAGCTCGTAGAACTCATCGTCTGTGGCGATTTCAGAGCCATCATCCGAAGCGGTAATGTTGGTGCAGGATGTGTAATAGTCAAACACATCGACGATCACGTTGACCTGCCCGATGGCATAGCCGTTGCCGACCGTGCCGTTCGTCTGGCAGCGGATTGCGGTGTCAACGTAGGTATCGCCTGCGCTGATATAGGCATCCGCCACCGTTTCCCAGATCAGCGTGTTGCTGGGGTCTGTGACGCGCGTACCTTTCGGAACGAGGATTGCGAACGTCTGCGCTTCGGAGATCGTGAACCGCTCCGTGCAATAGGCGGGTTTCGCCTGCGGCCGCTGCTGCAGATAATACAGCTCCGCCAGCGCGTCAAGGTTTTTGCCCTCTGCGCGGCTCGGAATGTTCTGATTCGCGGTGTAGTTGTTGTAAACCCGCTCTTGAATGATGACGCTGGCAACCCATTGAGCGAACAGCTTTTCTGGGCTTGCAGGTCTGACGCTCGTGCCGGTCAGGTTTTCGTAGACAGAGATCAGAAAGTTTACGATCTCCGCAGCGTCTGTTGAAACAAACTGAAATTCAGTATTGCGACTCATTGATAATTTCCACCTCCACAATCGGAATCAGCGCGCCTTGCATCTCTGCCTGCGTGTCAAAATCGACGCTCCTGACACGGACGCGAGGCTCATATTCTTCGATTGCCTCACGGATCTGAGAAAACAGCAGCACCTTTGCCGCCGGAATCGGGCGGTCGATCAACGTCGCATCAATCCCGAAGCCGCGGTACATCGGGCAGGAGCCTTTGATCGTCCGCAGAATGATGGATACGTTCTGCAGAATGGATTTGACGGTGTCGGGTTCATTCAGGCTGATCGCGCCGATCTCCGACATTGTGATTTTGTACCCCATAGCCACCTCACCGTAAATACTCTTGAAGTGAAATGCTCAGCGTTGCGCCGATGATGTTCCCGTGACCGTCATAGTATTCTGCTTTGGTCTTGTGGTTCAGGATCGTCCAGCGGTAACGCCCGTACCCATGATTGCCGATCGTAAGCGGCAGCGTTACGCCCTGCCGTTCAAGATCAAAAAGGCGCCAGATTTCCGACATGGGATCAACGCCGAGCGAAGCAAGCAGTTGAATGTCAAAGGTGATCTTCGCAAGGTCTGTTCCGGTGTATTCCGAGATACTGTTGCCGGCGTGAAGATCATGCGTCGCATACCGGGCAGAGCCAGACCACATAAAATTGCTGATCGTTTTCACCGTGCGCGAAGAAACAGAGAAAACAATATCGCCAAGCGCGCCTACAATCATCCGCCGATACCTCCCAGCACAAAGCCATCGCCGTTGAACACGGGAAGATAGATCGTGAGGACCGTATCGTTTACAAGCGGCATCCAAGGCTTGATGGTAAGATCATGCTGATGCCCCTCCTGCAGTTCCGTCTTCTGCGGCGCGGGGTCGTAGTCCGGGATATGCGGGTGCGTGTCCAGCACATAAAGCCAGCCGGACGTCATGTTGCAGTCCTGAAACTTTACGCGCGCCTTGCGCTTGGCATTGTCGATGTCCGTCACGGTTCCGATGCGGACGAGCCGCTTGAGTACCTTTTCAGCGTCCATCTTAATATCCCTCCAGTACCATTCGCAGCGAAATCTGCGTCGTATAGCCGCCGCTGTCCAGCTTGTGAACAGCCTGCTTGATGATGTACCTGCCATCGTAGCCGCCCCAGCCTTTCAACGCGACAGTAACGCCCGCAACGAGGTCTGTGTTGCCGGGCAGCAGGAATTTTGCCTGGCGGCAGAACTTGTTGTGCAGCCGGAGATTCTTTTCAGCCAGTTCTTTCGCTTCGTCCGCCGTTTCAACCTTGGCGGTAAGTTCGAGCTGCTGATTGTTCGGGTCTTCGGTGTAACCGTCAATTTTTGCGATACCCTCAATGCATTGACCGGTTTCGGGATTGACGTAAGAAACCCGGCAGGACGCATATTGCACATCGGCTGCGCTGGTATCAAGCTGATACGTCTTGTAGCTGTGGTCATAGCGCTTGATCGTGATGACCTCCGGCTTCTGTTCATACTTGCGCTGGTCGAACAGCACGAGGATTCGGTTCGTTGCTTTGAGGGAGATGCCCGCGTCATGGCAGAGCTGCGACAAAAATTCAATGTCGCTCATGTCGATCTGCTCCACTCGCTCATAGTACGGATCGCTGTCCGATTCGTACATACACGTCATGCCGCCGTTCCCGGCAATCTCGTTTGCAATGCCGGACAGCGTGTAGCTTTCCCAAGCCTTGCTCTTGCAGGTTTGCCGAAGCTGCGAGGAAAACGGGATGGACGAACCTTTGATGCAGACCGTATTCGGCGGTCCGCTACAGGAGATATGGTCGAGTTCAAATTCTCCGCACGGCAGAACCGCATCAGAGCCATCGCTGTTCCAGTTCTCCCGGACAAACACAACGTCCATGGCGAGTCGTTCTTCCGATTCCCCGGACGATGCGCTTTGATCGCCAGACGAGGCAGAAGACGCGGAACTGCCGCTTTGTGTATTTGCCTGCGCGGAGGACGCGGAAATGCCCTGTACCGAACCGCCGATTCTGCCCCAGCTGATAATGCCGGCTCTGCGGGTGTTGATGTCTGTGATCTGGACGCGCGCGCCGGTTGCGTTAATCATCTGACCGTTTCCCATGTAGATGCCAACATGGTCAACGACGCCCTGCGTTCCGAAGAAGATGAGATCGCCAGGCTGCGCGGTGGCTTCATTGACCGGCGTTGCCATATCCTTGTAGCCTTGTGCGGTCGTTCGCGGAACGGTAATCCCGGCTTCATTGAGTGCATAGTAAACAAGACCGGAGCAGTCAAAGCCGCTCGGATCGCTGCCGCCCCACACATACGGCGTACCGAGATACTTGTTCGCCTCGCTGACAACAGCATCGCCTGATGCGCTCCCGCCAGAAGATGACGCCCATGAAAGATTCTCGGAAATTTCATCGAGCCATTGCGTGAGCCACAGATCGTCACGATCCTGAATCTTGATCTGAAGATCGTCCGTTTCGTCTTCTTCGTTGTCGGTGTAGGAAATCGACAGAAGATATGGCTGAATAGACTTCGTGATATTGACGCCGCCGAAAGAAACTTCGGCTTTCGTGCGCCGGGCAAGATTCCGATTGCTCATTTCTGCACCTGCTTCCATGGCGGCAGCGTAGACGCGCTGCGCTCTGGCACATCGGGAATTGTCAACTCAATGCCAGACGGAAAAGAAAAATATTCAAGCAGTGAGCTATTGGCGTTCATAAGATCGTCCGTATAGTCAACGCTGCCCATTTCGTTGTAGGCGATCATATCCCACATATCGCCCTGAACGGTTGTATAAATCCTGCTCATCTGTACGCTCCTCGTAGTGCGTCAACCTTGTCTTCTCGGATGACCGCGCGAACCTGTTCGGCAAATTCTTCGCCGTAGGATTCAAGCCGTGTCATTACGCCATCATTGACGTCGCCCTCGACTGTGATATTCACCTGCACAGGCGTTGCGCTGTCGGTGGTCGATGTCATGGCTTCAATGGCGCTATGAGTGTCTGCCGCGTTGAGGACAGTTTCGCCGCCACGCATCATCACAAATTCAGGACCTTCTTCGCCAACAAGGGCAAGACCGGCATCGGCATAGTCCGTGCCGGTGGCATATCGGGAAATCCCGCTCATGCGCCGGTTCGGGGAAGTGCTGTTGTAATACCCGTTGCGGTTGAGCGCTGCAAGTGCGGCGCTTCCGAGCCTGGAATACGCCTGTTGCACGGTTGACAGCATTCCAGACGCGCCATCAATAAAGCCCTGAATGGTGGCGCGACCTGCTGCAGCGGCTTCCGTGCCGTAGTCCATATCATCAATGGCGGCTTCAAGGTCTCCGCTGATCGCGTCCATGGCTTCAGAGAAGCCGGTACGGAAGTCCGCAATATCCTCTGCGGTCTTGTTCTGTTCCTCACGCAGCTTATTCCAGTTCTCGACCATCTTTTTCAGATCATCGTCATTGGCTGCTGCCATACCCGCGACCGCATTCACGCTTTCCGCGCTGCCATCGGCAAAAGAGCCGATCAGGTCGGTCAACCCCTCAATATCTCCGGCTCTGTCGCGCAGGCTTGCGAGGTTTTCGTTGTAGGTCTGCCAATGTGTGATCTGCCCTTGGAGGTTGCTGTTGATGCTGGACGCGGAGGTTGCAACGATGCTGTCCGCTTCCTGCCAAAGCGAATACTGCCCGCGAACGCTTTCCGCTGCGGCTGTGTAAGCCTCCTGATACGCCTCCTGCAGCGCTTCGATGCGCTCCATGGTATTGCTGATCTCGGTATTCAGCTCACTATAGCCGCGGCTTGCATCGTCTGTTGCGGAAGTCGATTCCTCTGTTGCAGTCGTTAGATTTTGAACAGCTTCTTCGGCAAGTGCAATCTCGCTCTGCGCCTCCTGCAGCGCTTCGTTGTCCTTGTCGATGGCTTTCTGGTAATTGTCAACAGCGTCCTGAGCCGCCGCGACCTCCTGTGCGTTCTGCTCCAGCTTGCGGTTCAGTTCATCCGTTGTTTCACCGAGCCACATATTGGCGTCTGTGACAAGACCGGTTTCTTCAAAGTAGTCCTGAACTTTCTGATTGGCTTCCTGATAAAGCCTGTTCTGGCGCTCAAACTCATCGTTTTGTGCCTTTTGCGCTACCGCCAGCTTGCCCTCGGCGTCGCGCAAGCCGATTTTGTTTTTCTCGGCTTCAATCAGAACGTCGGCATTCTTACTGTAAATTTCGGTAAGCTGCTCCTGATATGCCTGCGCGATAGCGTTGTCTTTCCACGCCTGCGTATTGGCGCGCAGCGCTTCCGTGCCGCCGTTGATCGTGTCGGTTTCAAGGTCAATGTAATTGGCGAGATCCGGCACGGTCTGTGTCAGCATTACAAGAATACCGTGATATTCCCGCTGCTGCTCTGCGCTCAACTCACTCAGCGAGTTCAGTTCCTCAAGGCGGTCGATGTAATTGTTCGCAACATTCGCGGATGCCTCGGTTGTCGTGACGGTACCATCGCAAGCGGCTTTGGCTTCGTTCATAGCGCTGTCGAGTTCCCGCGCTGCCTCCGTCAGCTCGCGCACAGAGGGAACGGCATCATTTTTCGATGCCTCGCTGACAGCGACAATGCCAGCAGCCAGCGCAGCTACGGCGGTCACGCCCAACATGATCGGACCGACAGCGCCGCCGAACATCGTAGCCATATCAAGAGCCTTGATGACCTTGGAAATGGCGGCATAGGCTGTCAATGCTGCCGTTGCGCCACCTACCACGCCGGTAAAGGTTGCAACGCCTTTTACGAGAGCAGGATTGTTCTGAATATACTCACCGGCAACATTGAGCGCGTCTGTACCCGCGTCGTAGAGATCGCGCAGCGCCGGTGTAAAGGCATCGCCTACGGCAACTTTCAGGTTGGTGTAGGCGTTCTGCATCATGTCCAGCTTGGACTGTGTTGTGGCGTAGCGTTTGTTTGCCTCGTTCGTCAGGGCGATGTTCTCATCCCACGCGGTATTCGCCGTTTGCACGGCGCTGTCCATTTCATCCGCAGCCAGAGCGAGGGATTTGAGCATATTGCTCTGGCGAATGCCGGTCAGACCGAGATCCTCCAAAACGAGCGTTGCGCTTTCTCCACGCTCATCCAGATCGCCAAGTCCGCGGATGAATGCTGTGAGGGCGCTCAGAGCGTCCGTATTCCACTTTTGCTCAAACTCATCCGCAGACATTCCCGCGACATCTGCGAAGCTCTGTAGGGTATCTTCGCCACTTGCAACAGCCTTTTCGATGGCGTTGAGCGTCTGCGTCATGGCTGTGCCGCCTGCTTCGGCTTCAATGCCGACAGAGGACATCGCAGCAGCCAGAGCCATAATCTGCGGCTCGGTCAAGCCTGCCAGCTTACCGCCAGACGCAAGGCGCGTACCCATCTGTGTGATCTCGGATTCGGTTGTGGCGAAGTTGTTGCCGAGGTCAACGATCACGGCGCCGAGCCGGTCGTAGTTGTCTGCGGACATTCCCGTGATGTTCGCAAAGCGCGCAAGCGCGGTTGCGGCGTCTTCGGCGGTCATGTTCGTAGCCGTGCCGAGCATAGTCATAACGCGCGTGAAGTCGAGCAGCGCGTCTTTCTGAATACCAAGCTGTCCGGCTGCTTCTGCTACGGCGGCAATTTCTGTGGTAGATGCCGGAATCTCTGTAGACATGGCTTTGATTGCGTCCGACATATCTGCCAGTTCTTCATCGGTCAGGTCTGTCGTTTTCGCAACGCCGGTCATTGCGGATTCAAAATCCATGGATGCCTGCGCGCATTCCTCAAAGCCTTGTTTTATTTCATTAAGCAGGGCGGAGATACCTGCGGCGGCAAGAACGCTGGAAACCGCATCTACAGCCTGCGTCGCGCGGCTACCGAAAGATTCTGCACTATCGGCTGTCTCGCCGAGTTCACCCCGCGCCTTTGCAAACGTAGAGCGGAATTCGCGTCCAAGCTGCGCTTCGAGCGCAAATAGCATTTCATATTCTTTTCTCGATGCCATATCTCCGCCTCGCTTTCACTTTCGTTTTCGTTTCTCCATTTCCTCGGAGATCAGCGCGTTTGATGCCTTGACCCATTGCGCGAAATCTCCGAGCCGGAGGGATAGCCAAAAATCAATCGGAGTGTTGTTCGTCCGAGCCATGGCAAGGCATTGGCGGCGAAGCCACGCCCCGCCATCGCCAACGATCACTCCTTGCGCGATAAAAAACCTCTTACGGTATTCCGCAGACGGTTGAAATCACGCAGGCTGATTTTGCCGAGCGCATCAACGCCGAGGTTTTCGGTGCAGGCTTTGGCACACACGCGCACCAGATATTCGCTGTCGAAGTTCGCGACGATCACGGTATGCCCAAGCATCTGCAGCTCCCGCTCGATTGCCAGCGAGTCGCTGCCGCTCAGGCTGTCAAAGTCAAAGGTCAGATCCGTGTAGGTCTGCTCCTCGTGAACGAGTGGCTTTGCCAGATGCAGCGTAAACACGCCGCTGTTGGCGGTCGCTTCATCCTGTTTTTCTGCTACGGCAAAGATGTCGGCGCTTTCCTTTTCGCGCTGGTTCTGAATGTTCTTGTTTTCCATGATTCATAGCTCCTTTCAAAAATAGCGGGGCGGCGCATGGCGCACCGCCCCTGTTGGTTTAAGACTTGCCGAGTGCCTTGCGGGTGTCGGAGAGGTAATCGACGCCGTTCAGCTCGCAGATGTAGTTGTACGGGTCGAGTTCCATCGTCTTTGCACCGTCAATGTACGTCACCCAACGCCGCACAGCGTAGCTGCCAGAGCCGTCCGTAGGGGAAGCGGGGGCAATGTTGCCGTTGGAGAGCGTTTTCGGAACAAGCACAAGGACATGCTTGACTGCCTGCGTCTTGTAAACACCGGCAATCGGGTCATATACCTGCTGCGCGGCGCGCAGGTCGATGTTATGCTCACGCGGTTCCTGAAGCTTCAGGCTTTCGGCGCTGAACGTGCGGAATTTGAGCTGCGCGGTCATGGCGTTCATGTGACCAATGATCGGCGCTTCCACATTGCCGGCAATCCCGGCGCCGGAAACGGTCGCAACGATGAAATCTACGTCAGGCAGCGTCGCGGAGGCGAGTCCAAGGAAGTCCTTGGCGTCTTCGTAGCAAGCAAAGTTGATAACAGCCTGATCTACCATTGGCATGTTTCAGTCCCTCCTTTGTCACGCCAGCGCAGTCTGCACATAGTCAGTGTCGTACTCCAGAACGAAGTCGATCTCCTGTGCAGGGCTGGGCGGCGTCATGTAGATATGGATTCTCACGATGCCCGCCATAAGGTCGGTCATCGGATTTTCGGAATCAAGGATTTCAACGCGGGCGCCGAGCAGATACTCGCTGCCAACCAGACCGGCAAGCCAGTTATTCGCAGAATCCTTGATGTTGTCGAGCAGGCGGCGGTTCATCGGACTGTCCGTTTTGCTCCAGAACGTTTTGATAAGCGAGTTGCCAACCCACTTGAACATTCTGCTGATCGGAATGAAGTAGTCCTTGATGTCGGTGTTGCTGGGATAGCAAGCCGTGTAGTTGCCCCATGCGACCCAGCCGGTCATAAACCGAAGCGCGGTGCAGATGCCGTTCGCGTTCAGGATGTTCGCCTGCTCCAACGTGAGCGTGACCGGGGTTCCGTCTTCCAGGCAAGCACCATCGCACTGCAGCGCCTTGTTGGACGGTGATTCATACGGTACGCCGTCGTTGTCGCTGTCCACCTTTGCCATCAGACCGGCAAGCTGCGTAGAAAGGTGGAACTGCTTATCGCCGAGTTTGACCTGCGGCCAAACGGCAATCTGCGCCGGGTCAATGAGGTTCGTTGCAGACTTCTTCGCGGCAACAGCGTCATAGCTGCGCGCGCCGCTGGCAGAGCAGTCGATGTCGCAGATAGACTTCGCGCCGAGAATGCCGTTGATGACCTCGGCTTTTGCCGCCATGACTGCCTGAACCGTGCTGGTATGAGACCAGCCGGGGGCAATGATGAGGTCTGGCGTGGTGCTGACCGTTGCCATGCAGAGGTCGATTGCCTCGATGCCCTTAACGATGTCATCATCGTCAAGATCGGACGTCTTGACCTTGTCGTAGGTGACGTAGAGCTTAGTCGCGGCTTTTGCTGCGCCATCCTCGATCGTCTCAACGATGAGGTTTCCGTCCGAGTAATACGCGGCATAATCCGTGTCCTTGACCAGCGCCGTTTCAGACGAAGACGCGGTCTTGACAACAAGGCTGGACAGGATCGCATCGAACGGCAGCTTTGCCTGCCTGCCAGACAGGGTAACTTCCGAACCGGCAACGGCTTCCTTGCAGGTGGAAAGATCAAGCACGTTGCAGAAAATGATCGGCTGGCGCTGGAACAGCTTGAAGTGCGAGTACATGACTTCGCAGATCGTGTAGACCTTCCAGTCATCGGAATAGCCCAGCTTCTTTACCGCGTCCTCCCAGTCGGTGCAAAGCACCGGGGTATAGATCGCCGCGGGGGATTCTGCCGAGTGTACCGGCGCGGTACCGACAACAAACGGTACGCCGGATTCAGCAACTACGGGCGTAGAAACACTCGTTTTCTGCTCCCGCACATATACGCCATGCTTCAATGGTTACTCCTCCTTTTTCTTCCGGTCTGCCAGCTTGTGATAGTTCACATAGAGCAGATTGCCGGGTGTTTTGACTTTGATTCGTGCCTCGGACACCTGATCGCCGGGGATGACCAGCGACGCAATCAGCGGGTATTTCTCAACAGCCGCTGAAAGCTGCGTGAGTGCAGCCTGCTTGTCGCCGTACAGAATCCGCGCCTGCTGGATTGTTCCGACAATGCTCGGACCGATGTACATACAAAAGCCGGCGCTTTTCGCACCGGCTTTGCCTTTTGCTTTTACCATACAAATGCCTCCCTGTTGACGCTTGGAATCTTCCAGACCGACACCATTTCCGCGCAGAAGTATGGTGCGGTATTGTCGGTGTAATAGAGCGTAGACAGCTTTTGCGACAGATCGAGCGTGTACTGCTTGCCGATTACGCCATGGAGAAGAAGTTCCTGCCGGAAATGCTCAACCGTTGTGAGCAGCCGCAGCGCGCCCTCCTGATCGTCTTCTCCGTACACGCAGAAAAGAGATCGGACCTCTGCTGTACTGTCGGTAAGTTCTCCCGGCTTCTGCTCATCTTCGCCAGTGACGATCTGATGCAGAATGTACGGCGCTTTCGAGGTCGCGGATTTGACATCGGGCAGACGCTGGCGGTAGACCAGCGGCGG